GGAGTTTTCTGGGATTTCAATATCGTCACATAGAATATCGTCTGCGTGCATACCCGTGATCTGGCTAGTGATTCCCTTAGCTGTGACCGATAAGTCCTGAGTGATCTTGGAACGACAATGAACATTGAAACCAAATGCGCTGTCCTTGTCGAACTCCTGTGGCTCAAGGTGCTTCATGTATGGCACTAGTCCGATAATCTGACGGACCTGAGATACGAACTTGATTGCCTTGTCTGCCGTGGCCGATAACACTAACTGTGTTCTATTGGGGTCCAATAACAAACGCCATGAAACAAAACACGCATTGATTACACTCTTGCCGTCCCCTCGCCCAGCCTGCAGGATAAAGTCCTGTACCCCATTTTGCAGTTCTGCAGCCATGGCGTACTGCTTTAGGGTAGGCTGACCTAACCCTAGGTACTTGAAACAAAAGAATAAATGGTTTCGGAAGTCCTGTTTGACTTCTTGGGGTGCCTGCATGGAATACCTCCTAGAATCCCCTATAAGCCGAGGGAGCCTCAGGGGGTACCTAGATACCCCCCGAGGGCTTCCGTGGCTTTATAGAGCCTCCTAGACCGTAATACGGGGCTATAAAGAGGCTGACTTGAACTTAAATGGAACCTTTGATTCCAGCGAATCAACGGCTTCGGTAGGGATGTTATTTAAAGACTCCCTATTGTCATTGATGATACCCCGAATAACGGTATACAGACCGGGGGTGCATTTACTGGAATCTGATAGGTCATCCAATAGCTGCAATAGCAGCCGTTCATTTAGATTGTTAATCAGATTGTCCATTGTTACCTCACTTCTTGAACATATCCATTAGCTTGGACATTGGGAAGAGATGACCAGCAATGTAACCAACAAGACCAATCATCACAGCAAACCAAACTGAACCGAGAAATGATTCCATAGTATTATCCTTTCTTATGGACTTTGCGATACGCGGCATCAAATGTAGGATCGCTTGCTCGCATTGCAGCGATAGCCTCCCGTACCTTAACGGGATCATCAAGAGATTCTTCCAGAAGCTTAGCCGCAGTTTTCTTACGCTCTGGAATCAATAGACCTAGGTTGTTTAGGATTTTTTTGATTAGGGTACCTAGTCCTGTGTACCATAGTACAAAGATAGCACCTAGTAAACTAAGACAAATCATAACCCATTGTAATAAGGTAGCCCACCATGGTACTGAATCTTCTACCTTGGTTAACTGAACAGAGATATCGTTGGTTTCTCCAATAATGATCTCTTGTTCTCTAGCCCCAACCTTTGATTGGTTGGTAATAATGCCGAGGTTAGGCGTTGGCTTAACAGACTCGGCGTGGATTTTATCAAAACGTTCTTTTGATCTGTGGGCATTACCACGAATATCTATGGTAGACTGAGCAATCCTAGCAGTGGGGGAACAGGCAAGAAAACAACCAGAGATAAGGATACCAACAATAGTTTTGTTAATCATGATTCATCTCTAGTCTTTCTACACGATGCCGTAGTTCTTTCATTTCAGAAATAATTACAGCAATGTTCTTGCCCTGCTCAATGTCGGTACGAACTAAGTCCTTGGTAATCTCCTTCAGTGCTTCTAGTTCACGGGAGTTATGGTCGATAACCGCATCCCGTTTACCAATCTTAAATGATAGAGTTAGGATACCAATAACAATAGCAAGTAACTGAAAGATAGATACCAAGAAATTTAGTTCGGGTGTCATGGGTTATGCTCCGTTAATCCACTCTAGACCTTCGTTAGCTTTATCTAAATAAGGCGCTAGGTCTACCCCAAACTCTTTAATGTGTTTTTTTTCACACATAATATGGATGTGGTCTGCGTTTCGTTTCATGCAATCTAGGTTTTCTTCTGTTTTAACATTGAGTTCTAGTAGTTTATCAATGACTTTAACAGAATCCCCTAGTGCACTAATTTGCTGAGCTACTTCTTCTTCTTGTGTGGGTTCAGGTGGATATAACATTATTGTCTCCTTTATTCTTCGCCTACATTGATTACGGGCTTTTGAGAAGCCGCGTATGCTGCAATAACTTCTGGTGTATGCACTGCTGCACAGATTGCCTGTACGCGAGGGTCTTCATTACTGTAGTTATTGCCGGGGGCAATAACATGACGATGGAATGATTGGGATAAAACATTACCATCTTCCATAATGCGAATGGCTGTTCGTACCTGTACGCAGCCATTTTCTAGGGTTTCAATTTTATCAACTACTGTTACTTTTTCTAGCATGTGTGTGTGCTCCTGTGAGAAAGTGTGAAAGTCCACCGTAGGCATCCGCCTACGGCAATTAAGGTTAGACGGTGTAATTAGTTATGATGTTGGCGCTACTAAAGTCATGTAGTGGGCAGTCAGTCGCACCGCGCCGCCCGTAAAATTGGAACCATTTGCGGTCAGCACGACGTTAGTCGCAGCCGTGATAAGCGCGGGCGCAATGCAGTTCTGCGCGGTCGTGTTCAGCGCAATGGCGATATCGTTGCCAAATCGGTTGGCCGTCGTGCCGTCGCCTATGTCAAACGTTGTCGCGCCCGTAATTGCCGTGGTCACGCGAGCGGTGACGCCGAGCAAGATGCAGTTGGCGGGGATCAGGTTCGTAGCCGTGACGGTTGCGTTTGACAGCGCGGACAGCAGCGTGGTGGACTGTCCTAGTTGTGTTGATTGATTATTAGCACCAACCAAGAATGTGCTTGGGCCATTCAGGTATGTCCCCGTCGTGCTGCTGTTGCCGATGGTGGTCGTGTCGGAGCCATTACCAATAGCATCATATCCAATTACTACTTGGTTAGTTTGTGAGTTACCCCCAGCCCTGGCTTGATAACCAATAAAAGTACTATTTTCTGATATAGTTAATCCACTAGTTCCAGAGCCAAAATAAGAACCAGCCCTAACACCAACAGCAGTGTTGTTACTGCCTGTAGTATTAAAGTTAAATGTAGAATTACCGACAGCAATATTGTTACTACCTGTTGTAACTCTTAGTAAACTACCGCCACCAACTCCAGCATTAGTACTTCCTGTAGTGTTGTCTCGTACAGCGTTAAGACCAAGAGCTAAGTTATTACTACCAGTAGTATTGTACTGTAGCGTATACATACCTAAAGCAACGTTTTGACCGCCAGTGGTATTATCGCGTAGTGCCTGCATACCAATACCAAAGTTTCTAGAGCCTGTAGTCGTTGTTTTAAGGGCATCTCTACCAATAGCAGTATTAGCAGTTACTTCTGTAAGGGTACCTCTCCAATTTGGGTCAATTCTAGCATCTGCGGTTTTAAATACAATACCGCTTGGTACTGTTGCTCCTTTACCTGCAGATGTAATGTCAATAGCTGTAACATTACCACCAGACCCAACAGTTAAAGTAACAATAGGATATACAGTCATTGTTCCAGTACCAGAGTCTTTAGTTAATTGAACTCCGGTAATTGTTCCAACAGTACTTGTTGTTCCTGCTGTAGTGTTAGTAATTGTTCTTGCACCGTCTTCTTGTAATTCTAAGGCATTAGCACCAATAGCAATAGAACCACTACTTCCCGTAATTGTTTTACCAGCGTTGCTACCAATACAAATATTACCTACTCCACCACTAATATTTGTTCCAGTAAAAGGACCGATTGTTATGTTATCTGTAGCTGCTGTAGTATTTGGTGTAACAGTCATTCCTCCGGTAATGTTTACCGCACTGCCCACATACAATCTTTTTTCAATACCTACACCACCTTCAACAACTAAAGCACCTGTATCTTTAGAAGTAGAATCATCAGTTTCTTGGACATACAGTGTCCCATTAGGAAGGTAAGTACCAATAGTACTAGAGTTACCAATGGTTGTGGTATTTGAGCCATTACCAGTAGCCTGATATCCAATAACAATTTGATTTGTTTGGTTATCTCCTAATGGCCGTGCATCTGCACCTAGCCAAACACTGTTGTTTGCTGTAATTTGGGCATTAGAAGATGTACTATAGCCTGCTTTCCAACCAACAGCAACATTGTAAGAACCGCTAGAAATATTGTAATGAGCTTCACTTCCAATAGCAGTATTACCATTTCCAGCATCTCTAAACATACTGTTTCTACCAATTGCTACGCACTCTTGTTTATTTGTAGCAGCGTTCATGGCATTAACGCCTATTGCAGTATTAAGTTGACCTGTTGTAAGGTTTGCTAAAGCACTACTACCAATAGCAACATTAACTCTACCAGTTGTATTACCCCGTAAAGCACTATTACCAATAGCTATATTTCCATTTGCGCCGTCCGAAAAGCGTAAAGCTTCTCTTCCAATAGCAAAATTAGAGGTATTTCCAGTTACTTGACAACGCCAAGCAGCAGGTGCTCCTTTTGAAACACCGCCTGCTGTAGCTTTTAGAACAAGATTTCCACTATCAGTTGCTCCTGATCCCCCATCTTCTATAAGAATAGCAGCATTAACAGGGGCGCCACCCGAACTATCCATTTGTAACGATACTGTAGGGTATCGTGTCATTGTGGCTGTTCCACTGTCTTTTTCTAATGTAATACCAGTAATTGTTTGATTAACTGCGCCACCTGAACCAGCAATAGTAGTAGATAAAGTAACTCCAGCTGTGTGTTCTGCTAAAGCACTATCCCCAATTGCAACACTTCCAATGCCTCGTAAAAATTTAGTACCTGCGTTGTTACCAATAAAAGTACAATTTGATGCGGCACTAGTCATTGCAGCACCAGCGTTTAAACCTAATGTAAAATTGTTATTAGGTACAGAAATACTAGGAACAACTGTTACATTACCAACAACATTTAAACCTGCCCCAATACCAATACCGCCAGTTACAATTAAAGCACCAGTAGTTGAATTAGTAGAGGCTGTAGTATCGCTAAACGTTTTAACTCCAGCAATTGTTTGGTTGCCTGTTAGTTTAACTACATCGACATCGTTTGCTAGTTGAATAATTGTTTCGGTTCCACTGACGTCTTTTTTAAAATACATCTTACCATCATATGTATTAATGGCAAGTTCACCTAAAGATAGGTCGGTTGTTGCTGGAACCTTAGCTGAAACTGCTGATCTTTTTAATCGAATATTCTGAGCCATATTATCTCCTATGTAGGATGGCTATGGTTTAATTAGAAGGTACCACCGTCGATATTGTTAGTCCATGTAGGAACGCCTGAAGAATTTACTGACAAGAGTTGACCAATTGTATTAGTAGAATCCCAAGTACCAGCAGCAGTTACACCAACTGCACTTGTTCCGTTACCATAAACAATACCATTGGTTGTTAGTGTGGATACTCCAGTACCACCATGAGCAACACCAACATCAGTACCTTCCCACACACCTGTTGTAATAGTGCCAAGACTAGTTAGTGAAGACGCAGTAATACCAGATCCTAGGGTTGTCGAAGATAGGACATCAGTACCATTAATCTTATAAATCTTTCCTGTAAGTAGATTCATATGCTCGGAGCTTGTCCAAGAATCTGTAGCATCTACCCAGTTAAAGGTTTTGTCAGTTGTTCCCTTAAGAGTAATACCACCGCCATCAGCACCAGCATCTGTAGGACTAGCAACAGAACCAAGTTCAATGTTCTTATCATCTACAGAAATGGTGGTGGAGTTTACGGTAGTTGTCGTACCATTAACAGTGAGATTACCAGTAACCGTTAGGTTATTACCAATTGTTACATCATTAGGAAGTCCTACAGTAATTGTGGTACCAGAAACAGCCGTTTCAATTTCGTTGGCTGTTCCTGCAACAGTGATGGTACCTGTGGTTGTAATTGCTGTACCAGTACCAGTATCTCCAGCTGGGGTAAGGCTTGTAACTGTACCGTTGTTGTAACCAAGGGATTTTACCCATGCGGTGGTTGCAACCTTGGTTGAATTGTCGCTAGTGGCTAGCTGAGTTGCGCTAATAATTGGGTGAGTAGCAAAGGTAATGGTACCGTTTACCGTTTGAGCAACGTTGCTAAGACGAAGGAATTCACCTGCTCCACCTAGAGCAACTACGATAGGTGAGTTGTTATTGTACTTACCAATATACAGCGTATCGTCCATCTCGTTATAGGCAAGTTCACCTACAGCAAGAGTTCCGGGCGCTCCACCACTACCTGTAATACGACGCTTAATACGAATTAGATTTGCCATGTTTGTTTATCCTTTTTAGAAACTGCCGCCATCTATGGGGGCTGCTACGACTATTGAATCGACTGAAGTAGTAAAATTAGTAATGTCATTTGTGACATGTAGGTGTGCTAGGGGTGTACGACTGTCTGTTAGACGGGTGTCGTCACCAAGCACCACTTGGGTTGTACTAGCATTACCGCTAGTCGGAACGTCTTTAGTTGCGGCAGTTCCTAAGCCGAGAGTTGTTCTTGCAGCAGCAGCATCTACGGCGGTAACTAACGCCCTGCCTGTAGCCGTGCTGTCGGCAATGTATTCCGTCTTGGTAAACTCATGGCGAATTGCCACGATAAGCTTACCTGTGTTAGCATTAACAACTTCACAAAAACCAATTTGAACTTGGAAGTTAGGGGGATCTGGCTCTACAGCTGTAAAGCCACCAGCTACTGTGGGTGATAGATAAATAGGTTGACCAGCAATTAAGTTACTTGTATTTAAATCAGTAATCTCACCATAGACAATAGCCGTACCTTCAGCGTTATTGGGCAGAGGCGCACCAAGAACACCAATAACTTCTGTAGTAGAGTATGCATTAGACTGCGCCAATGAAACCAATGGCTTATTACCCGAGGCTCCAGAGATTCTGACTGCAGAACCTTTGGGCATTGTTGTGCCTGTTTCGTTGCGGACAGTTACTCCTAGCGACAGGTTACTGGCAGACAGAGTGTTACCACTCATAGACAAGCCAGACCCTAGTAGAATTTCTTGGGGTGTCACCGAGTTACTAGGCGAGCCGAGTAAACGGGAATGCGTAGCAAAATCCTGTAACTTACCCCACGTTACTGAGCTGTTATTGATAACAACACTAACGGCACCTAACTGATTCCAAGTACTTGTACCATTACCAACTTTTAATAAATTATTATCAGTATCATACCCTACTTCACCAGAGTTAAGGATAGGGTTTTGTGCTGCCCAATTACTAGCGGTATCGCGCCTGATTCTGAATTCTACTAGTACTGACATAGGCAGTATCCTTTATACTGAGATTGTTACAAAACCGGGGGTGCTTGCGCTACCGCCATCAAATATAACCGTACCACCAGAGATAGTTCCTCCGCTAGTTGGTTTCCAATTAAGACCGTCATACATGAGAACATCGCCCGTCTTGGGCTGGTCTACACTCAGGTTCATAAAGAAGTCTGAGTTTGTCCCGAGGGATCTATAGCCTTGCTTGGTTAGAATGGGGTCTGTGTAGGATGACATGGGTTATGCTTCCCACCAAACATATGCAGAGCCATTATCAAAATTATTGGTTGATGGGCTAAGACTAATTTGAGTAATGTGTAAACCAGATGGGATAGTAATAGAGCCTACTGTTTTAGACAGTGTTCCCATTGTTCCATTACAAAGTTCTCCACTCATAATCCAACCAGCTGAATTAGGGTGAATTCTTCGTAGTGTTAAGGTACCAAAATAATTTGAAGAGCTACTACTTGATATTTCAGTATTTACTACAAAAGATGTAGTGCTACCTATTAAAAATGTTTGTACCCCTTCTCTAAATCTAGCAGCGGAATTAGAATAACCAGAAGATAGTATGCTGCTGTTGCCAACTTTTAAGTATAAGTTTGGAGCACCCCCACTAAAAGACATCGACCAAATTTCAATAAAAATCTTATTAGCTTCTGCAGGAATACCTGTAATAAAAACTTCAGAGCCAGTAAGAGCGACTCCTGCAAAATAGTTGTATTTTACACTAGATGGTAAAAACCCTTCTGGAATGGTTCCAGTAAGTTTATTGGATGTAATAGTACCATCAAGAATCTTAGCACCAGTTATCTGAGCATCGCCAATCTTAGCCGTGGTAATTGCTCCATCAGCAATACCCGTAGTCCCAACAGTACCAAATTCCGTGGTTGTACCGTCGTACCTCAGAACTTGCCCAGATACCGTAGGTACAATGTCTGCCACAGATCCTGCAGTAGATGCAGACCTACCCATGATAGAGTTACCTGCACGGTTGGAGATCTTGGCGTTGGTTACTGCAGCATTCTGAATTTTAACTTCGGTTACCGAGTCTGTCGCTAGTTTATTTGCGGTGATAGAACCATCTGCAAGATCACTAGCGGAGAATGTAACGGCTCCCGCCGCAATCTTAGCAGCCGTAATTGCTCCATCTGCAATCATATTGGTATTGACTTGGACTTCAGCATAATCAGTACCACTGGTTGTAGCACCAAGAACACGGTTAGCCGTTACGCTGGCTGGTAACTTGGGGAATGTTACGTTACGGTCTAGAATCTTGGCTGTAGTTACTGCATTAGACCCAAGCTTATCCGCAGTGATTGCTGCGTTGTTTACCTTGGCTGTAGTGATTGCAGAATCCAGTACCATATCCGTAGCAACTTGTACTTCGGATACCGCACCGCCTGCTGTGGTAGAACCAAGAAGGCGGTTAGCCCCAGCAACTACCTGCATTTTACCGTAGGTAACTGCGTTATTGGCAAGCTTACCTGTAGTTACATTGAGATCAGTAATCTTAGCTGTGGTTACTGCGTTATCCGCTAGTAGTGCAGTTGTTACTCCTAGGTTTCCTAGGTTAGCTGCAGCAACTCCACTAGCCAGCTTAGCCGCAGTGACATTACCATCGGCAATCTTAGTTGTGGTTACAAGACCATCCTGTAGCATACCTGCAGTAATCTGTACTTCTCCTACAGTACCCCCTGCTACAGTAGAACCTAGTACACGGTCTGCTGTAACAATGGTAGGTAGTTTAGCGTAGGTTACTGCGCCATTTGCAATCTTATCGCTAGTGACAGCACCGTTGGCAAGCTTAGCTGTGGTTACATTTACATCTGCAATCTTAACTGCAGTAACTGAGTCTGTTGCAAGTTTATCTGCTGTTACTGCGCTGTTCTGAATCTTAGCCGTACTAACGGTATTATCTGTGGGTGTTCGGGTATCAGACAAACGACTATCATTACCCTGACAGAAGGTATTTGCTGTTGATCCAAAGGCTCCTGCTGTAAGAACACCGCTAGTTGTAGTAATAATTGGTAGATTAGCCGTAGTACCAATAGCACCAGCATTAGAGATATTACCATGAGTATGCGATAGTGGAGTACGAGCATCGGATAGACGAACATCATTACCTTGACAGAATGTGTTAGCAGCAGTTCCAAAGGATCCAGTTGTTAGTACACCGCTTGTTGTGGTAATGATTGGTAGGTTAGCAGTCCCCCCAATTGCTCCAGCATTTGTAATATTACCATGAGTATGGCTTGCCGCAGCAAACGCTGTAGATGCCTCTGTAGCAGCTGAGCCAAGACCAAGTGTTGTTCTTTGAGCCGCAGCATCTACATCATCCAACAAATTTCGACCTGCAGCAGTTAGAGTAATTTCTTCTACATTGCCATTACCTGCTGCAGCACGACCAAGTAGACGATCTGTGGCAATATTTTGGATCTTATCAAAGGTAATCGCATCATTGGCAACTTTGGCTGTACTGATAGCGTTGTTTACAACAGTCCAAGTATTACCAGAAATATTAATATCACCATAAGTTCCATCTGCTAAGAGAGCTGATGGAGCAACTGGTTCACCTACTTGACTAATGGTAATCCCACCTGCTGTATTGCTAATTGCAATGTTTGTACCAGCAGTTAAGGTAGCAAGAGTAAATCCAGTATTATCACCAATCAACAGCTGACCTGAGGATGGTGTTGAAGACACCCCAGTACCACCACGGGCTACTGCTAGAGTGCCACTAGTAATATCTGAAGTAGAGTGAGTATGGCTAGTTGGGGTTCTAGCATCTGTAAGTCGGGTATCGTTACCCATAACAACCTGAGTGCTGCTAGCATTACCACTAACCGCTACATCCTTACTAGCTGCAGTTCCAGCCCCAGTGATATTAGCAAGAGGTAGTGTACCAGTGGTATCTAGTTTACCGTTTAGTGCTGTTTGTAAACCAGTGATATTATCAATAATGTGAGTGTGGCTACTTGCAGCCTTGCCATCTAGGGTTGACTGTAAGTCAGTAATCTCACCAATTGTATGACCATGTGCCGTAGGAGTTCTTGCGTCTGAAAGACGGGCATCATTACCTTGGCAGAAGGTATTTGCTACTGTGCCGAATGAACCTGTTTGGATTACTCCGCTTGTTCCTGTGATTAATGGAAGATTTGCCGTGCTGCCTACAGCTCCTGTGCTAGAGATATTACCATGTGTGTGGGTAGCTGCAGCAAACTCAGCGGTAGACGATAGAGCAGCTGTACCTAGTTGTAGATACTGACGCATATCCGCTACACTAGCTTCGTCAATTAAATCACGACCAGCCGCAGTAATTGTAATAGTTTCTACATTGCCAGTTCCAGCAGAGGCTCTACCTAGTAAGGTATTGGTAGCAACTTGTTGCATCTTAGCAAAAGACACAGCATTATTAGCAATCATATCAGTAGCAATCTGTACTTCGGATACAGTGCCATTTGATGAGGTAGATCCTAGTACACGGTTGGCAGTAGCAACAGTACGCATCTTATCATAAGTGACAGCATTATTTGCAATACCAGCAGTAACTACAGCATTGGCTTGAATATTGTTTGAACCAACGGAGTTGAATGCTAGTTTTTCATTGGTTACTGCTTGGGCAGCAAGCATGTTTGTGTTGACTTGAACTTCTTGTGGCGGTTCGCTGCCAGCCACAGTACCAAGAACACGGTTGCCAATAGCAGACATATTCTGCATTTTAGCGTAGGTAACAGCACGATCAGTAATTTGTGCGGTATCTACAGAGTTATTTGTTAGAGTAAAGACTGTACCATTACCAGATACATCAACATCCCCTTTATTACCATCTGTGAGTGGGGTAGTTACAGCTAACTGAGTACCAGAGATTGTTAAGTTATTGGCTACAGTTAATTCTTGAGGGTCTCCTGTTCCGCTAGAACCACGACCCAATAGACGAGATGCAGTTACATCCTGTAGTTTAGCGTAGGTAACAGCATTATCAATAATACGCCAGTTAGTACGGGGAACAATAACATTGATGTCTCCCTTGATACCAGTTTCAATATCAGCTACCTGAAGAACAGTACTATTGGCATCCCAATAGAAACCATCACCTAGGGTTAGTTCTTGTACGTCATACTTGCCGTCTGCGTTGGCGGATACGTTACCACTACCGAGTAGGCGCTTGGGACCACCAAGATCAAAGAGTTTATCTGAGGTTACAGCGCCGTTGAGAATCTTTGCTGTGGTAATAGCGTTGTCAAGAATTTGCTCTGTAGAAACAGAGGTAATTGTAATCTTATTATTTAGTTCCTGAATCAAATACAATAACTGAGTTGTATTTAGATTTAGTTGAGCAGTGGTTAGTTTGCTACCAGCGGTCCATAGAACAAGGGGGGTATTGCTAACGGTCTTACGACGAATGATAATGTTATCGCCAAGGGTAAGGGCAGGAACAGCAATAGTTCCCGTCTGTCCAGCATTAGGACCAGAGATATAGGTGAAAGTATAATTGTATACATCTGTACCACTAGAAGGCAGCAGCACATTAGTAATCTGTTTGGTTGTAGTGTTGTATGTAATACGGTCTGTAGGAATAATAAAGACCCGCTGCTTGTCTACAACAGATACATTGGTATTATTTAGGAAGTTGGGAATAGCGTTGGTATCCCCATTGCGATCAATGGAAAAGATTCGTTCTACTTCTAACTGAGCATTGTGTGGAATTTCAGGAATAAGGTCTAGTGTATTGTATGAGATTGGAACAAAGGGAGTACCGGGCTGATATCCGAAAGTCCCTTGTGCAGTAACGACAGTGATATTTGAATAACTCATGGTGTCTCCAATTGTTAATTAATTGCGGAATATTTCTGTTTGAATTTACCCTTGAATTCAATTGCTGAGATATTCACGGGTGTTATGTATTCTGAGACTAGTTTAATATTAGTTGACTCAGAGAAACCAAAGACCTTACCGACAAACTCACCATTCTGCGCCCATGCTTCTAGTGGCAGGGCGTCTTCCTGAATTGTAAAGTCAGGGCGAATTGCGGTAAACGATGAAACAATTGGCGCACGACCACGATGAGTAACTTCAATATCGTAGTTGCCAGTATTAAAGTGACGAATAACAACAGTACGCAGATTGAGAGTACCGTCTACAATGTTACTATTCTCATCCCGAATAAACAGAGGAGATAATTCAACCTCCATCCTATAGGGATTACCAATGTAGACATAAGCACCTTCTGTATCGAAACGACCTAGGACAACAACATTCATATAAGCCCCATCTGCTTGAATAGATACAAGTGGCGGGAAGGCCACGCCTGAGATGTCTTCCTGATTCTGAACGGCAGGAGGAGCAATGACTACCCTAAAGGTATCACTTAGGCTATAGTTAGCCGTAGGTAGTCTATATGTAGTCTCATGCAAACCAGGATTATATGTGGTGTTTGGGTTAGTACCTGAAGTAGTAATCTTAACTTTGAACATATGATCCATTCGGGGAATAATTGGATGCTCATCCTTTAGGAGAGTACGCTCAATTAATACCCGATCATTCTTATGAATGACTGCGTAGAGATACTTGTCGTAGACCTGCATACTATAGACTGATGAATCCTCATCTAGTACATACCTATAGAATGAGTTTTGAATAACCCTGTCACCACTAAAACGAATGGTGTAGATATAGATATGGTTTGGATTATCGGCATCGGTTACAAAGATAGAGTTCTGAGCATGACCAACACAGGCAAACCCATAGTTCTCAGGTAGGTAATCGTTGGCTGTAGCAGAGACTTCTACTGCGGAGTTCATACCTAGGTTGGTCTTACCAGTGAACAGGTACAACTTACGACGATCAAAGAAGTATAACTGTGAACCAATAGTCTGAGGATCAACAAAGGATGCCGCAGAGTAATAGGTAGAGGGCGACAGCATTACGTTGAATGGTGTCAATACAATATCATTTTCATTCCTAGAACCCGCAGTTAACTGGAACTGAGTATTGGCCTTGGTGTTAATGAAGATGTAATCCTCAAAGGGAACCATGTGCGTAATCTGGGCAAAGGCATTACTAGATGCACGAATGTCGATGGGATCTGTAGCCACGATGTTGGATGGATCTTCAATAAAGAATGATTCATAATCACCAATCTGTGAGGAGAATGCAACATCGTCTGCAGCAAACCATAGGCGGTCCTTGAAGACCGCAATGCTGATGATTTGTGTTTGCTTGAGAGCCGAGCGGTCTGTAGTTCGGAAGATTGATGGACCGGGGTTGCTATCGTTGTTGCCAGATTGTCGTGGTGTCCATCGAACTGGTCCAATAGTCCAATCACAGGAGTTATTAGATAGATTTAAGGATAGCTTCTGGGGCATACGGCGGTAATCAATAACTGACCATTTATCTGGAGTACGAATCTTTTGTAGATAAGGGCGACCAGCGGGTTTAATTTCCACCCAGTTTGTAGCATCCAGTGGTTTCTGCTGTACAATCTTGGGTGGGTTGTCACCTGAAGGTACCTGTACCCACTGTGTTCCAGCATTTTCTGCCCAAGATACTACCCTATAGTAACCACTGGTCAGTGCTAGGAATGGGTTAGAACAGAAATATACCTTACCCCTGCCTTGTACTAGGTTAGCATCGGTAATCCTACCGTCTTCGCTGGTGTATTTACCATAAGGGTGACTAGGATCATATAGTTGTTTTAGCATTTCACTAGCAGTAATGTCAATTGGCGTGTTTAAATTGCTGTTGTTGTCATACCAATCGTCTACTACTGGTGGAAACTGAATCTCAGACGCATCATTTAGCTTTTGACCTAGGTACCCTAGTGACTTTTGAAAGTATGCATAGTCTTCTACAGGAATAAACTTAGCTTCTTCCTGAATAAATAGAGAAGCAACGGTGCATCTAAAGGTTGCTGGAATACCGCCTCCTGTTGTAACCTTCATTACAGTGGCGTTATTTGTATAAGAAGCATAGGTAAACCCAGTACCTCTATAGTTAGAAACAACAGTACATGCGGTTACTTCGCCGTTAGCAATAGTAATATTTGCTTTGGGATATTCTGTAGCTATAGCACCGCTATGATACTCTAGTTGTACGTTGGTATATGTACCATCTACACCCGCTGAGCCGGGGGTTGTAATGTTTACGGTATTAACACCATTGTACATTACTTCGCTGATCTCATAGGTTGTGTCGGTTACTACTAGGTTATATGTGTTGCCGTTTAGTGGGGCATCCCCTAACCAATTTGTTACAAAGACGGTGTTTAGACCTGAGTCGTACTTAGCAACTTTACCAGATCCAGGGTTGCTGACGTACAGAACAGATAGTTTATAGTCCTTATAGTAATCTGTAATGGCTTTTTTTACTACAGCACTACCGCTAGAGATTGTTGTAGTATTAGTCTTAGTAATTATTGTAAAGGTATTGGCATTTGGTACAGTCTCTACAATGTACTCTAGGTCTGGTAGTGTTGTGCCTGTAACAAAATCAACAAATACACGTTGACCCTCCAGTAACGAATGTCCATTACTAGTGAAGACAACACGCTTTACGTTGTTTGGGTCTGTGTTGATTGTTGCGTTGATTGATTGTGCTGCGGTGCTAGCCAAAGGGATACCGTAAGTTAGCGGCAGCAGTGTGTATGGTTTCCTAGTTGTTTGGTTAATGGGAACTGGGGTTGAGGTAATTGTAGCATAGTAATATTGACTTACACTACCACGACGCGACCAATAAGTATTTGTTACTATTCTAAAAGACTGCCCTACAGAAGGTGCTGCACCAGACCAATTAATTACCTGAGCAACTTTAGTGTTGGCATTGTAAGCTGAAATTGTACCAAGTGATTGATAAGTTCCATTAACATTTACTTCAAATCCAGTATTTACATAAGAGCCGCCAACACTACTAGCATTTGCTCCTAAGAAAATTTCATAAGCTGTATATGTTGCTGGAATTGTAGCAAAATCTACAGC